CACGCGGACGGCAGATTTTCCCAGTCCCCGGTAATCGGTGTTCAGGGGAAGTAGGGACATACCGGACGGCGTCTCTTTAATGACCGGTACAATTGCACGGTCAAACTGGCGAGTTAGGGTATAAAGTTCGTTCGTCATGATGATCACAACCACTGCATCCAGCAGACACAGCTCGCATACGAAGTCACCGACGTTACACTCTCAAGTGCCATCGCAAGCGGCACAATGTTCTGCGTGGTAGCCGCAGGGAGCGCCCATTTTGAGAAGTTGCCGGACGAATCCGCCGGATCGTGATAGAGCCGGTCCCCAGTCACAATGGTCTGACTCCCTGCCAAGTGTCCACGGAACCGCATACCGGGCGTGTTGTGAATTGCAACATGATCCGCCACCGCATAGATTGTGTCACGAGTTGCCGGTTTGTAGGCGAGAGGGGTGTCTTCGTAGCCAATGATCCCGACATTGAATGACGAATCTGCCGTACCGGCAATATCGATTTCTCCGTCGTTGGTTAGCATCGATACCAGTTTGCCCGGGTAGAGATATGTGGCGGTAGCCGCAGCTGCGACTTTCCCGTACATCGGACCGATTCCGTCTCCCTGAACAACGTTCAGAGACGGTTTTCGGAATAATTTGTCTGCTGCCATGATTACTCGAACCTCCCGGTGAGAGGATTCAGTTTTCCACGCGCCGCTACAACGTCGAACGGCTGGGTGTCGTCATCTCCGAGGTTGCCCACGGCTTCGGTGCCTTTTGCCGGCGCGGATTTGAGCGTCTGAAGGTTTCCGACGTGCGACATTAGCCAGCGAGCCGGTGCGGCTTCGTAGGCTGTCCGTTCAACGGCTTCCTTTTCTTTGTGGAAAAGTCCAGGCTGATGCAGGTTCTTTACTTCCTGCCACTCGGCATCCTTCGCGATTTTTGCCCGTTCTGCCATGAGGTTGTCAAGCGCGGTTTTGCTCTCCTTTAGAGAGATGTTCTCCTTAGTCAGTTCGTTGATCTGAGCCGTAAGAGTTGCGATACGGGGATCTTCGACATTCTTCACCGGCTCCATTGCGGGCGCGGGTTTTGCGGACACCGCGTCTAGGATCTTGGTGAGAATGCCTTTAGTTTCAACATCTTCTGCCATAGTTTCCTCTGAAATGTTGTTGACCATAGCGCCGGTATCATTTGCCGTAGCTAAGGTGTTGTAAGCGGTTTTCTCGTTGCGGAGGAAGTATAGAACGTGGTTCGGCTGGACTTTGCCCGCCATTACCCCCTCTTTCAGGATATTGGCATCGAAGCCAGTGCTAAGTGACAGTTTCCCGCTCGATGCCAGTTCATCAACTTCCGGATCGCTGAATACCGCCTTAGTAATTGCACGAGGTTCGCCGGGACCGTTTCCGATCACTTTTGTTTCCGCGTGATGTCCGACAATACGGAACCCGAGCCGCCGCGCCTCACCCTGAGGATCACGGGCGAAAGCGGCATGATCTACGTGCTGGACTGGGACACCGGGGGGCACAAATACCGCGAGGGTGCGGTCCCATGCCTGCTCGGTGCCGGTAAAATTGTCGATGGTATACTTCAGCTTCCCGGATACCGTTCCCGCGAACGGGAGGGAGGTATCAAGCCGCTGGAGAGTAACATCGTGAGAATGTGAAAACGTGCCTTCATTGTCGATTGAAGTAACGCTATCGCTGTTCGCAGGCATTGAATAGGTTATAAAACCGTGTTACACTTATAATAACGATATTACTCTTAGTAATAGTTGCCTTGGGAAAATACAATTCAATTATGTTTTGTAGTAATAAAAAAGGCTATGCTTTGCTTTCCGCTTTCTCTCGCATCCCCGTATACTCTTCCGTCTGCCTGAACAGATACACCGTGTGCCTGCTCCGCGTGCCGTGGTTCGTGCCCTTGAATAGTGCGTTCAGGCTTCTCGCCATATCCTTATGTGAGAGTTCAACAAACTGCGCGATATACCATTTTTCTGCAAAACTTAACGGGATCTGGTTCGGGAATGTCATACACGCTGCTCCTTTTTTACATATCCGGTCGTCCGGCAATACGGGCATGGTGTCCAGAGCCGGTCGTATCCTGTTCCTCCGCAATGCGGGCAATACTGCATACCGTCCGTGGGTATTGGAAGGGTGAGGGCGTCAATCAGCCATCGAAAGGGATTGATCATCTGCCCATCCTCTTCGTAATCTCTGATGCCCTGAACGAGCATTTGAGATTACAGTGGTTCGTGCTTTCGATATCAAGATGGATCGGGTATGGCAGAGAGAGATGGTCTTTCGGTGCGGAGTCCCATAACTCCCGATATTCCACGAATGCTTGAGACTGTTCCTTGAATACAGAGTTCCCGGACGAATGAAAATTGGTGTTCGCGTTTGACATCATTTATCCCCCACGGAATATTAGGACCGGTTCGCACCAGCAATGACAATTATAGAGCTCCAGCTCGTACCAGATCGGATCGTCAAGGTCGAAAACTTTACCGTTTAACTCTTGATGCTCTTCCCGGGGATCGTCCTGCGGATCCATGTGGTGCCAGATGCCCTGTTGGACATTTTCATGGGAGAACCGATCCATAGTCCCGCGTTGGTAGAGCGCCTTAGTTTCCTGATATGCCGTCAATCTGGCGTTATGCTCTTGGTTTGTGAACACGTCATTAAGCGCTTTTTCGATATCCCGAATACCCGTACCTTTCCCGATTGCTGTCTGAATAATGTCCGCTACTTGCCCCTGGTCGCGTGCGATCATGTCATTCAGCCACGGCTCAAATTTTCGGACTGGGATCCCGTCGATAATCTTGGTGACTTCTGAACCTCCGAACCGGATCATATCTTCCCGATACGCCCGAGTAAGAGAAACCGCCCGGGAGTTTACAAGCGCGAGATTGATAGGGATCCGCATCAGGGTCGCAGCTCTGATCTCTCCGTCTACAAACGCTTCGGCTGCATTGTTCGTCAGCGTGTCGATGTATGATCGTTTCATTGCCTCATAGGATTTGTATATGGTGTCCGGGGGTTCCGGCATTACAGCGCCTCTTTTGCTTCATTCGATGGGGCGTCAAATAAATACTTTACTTCTTTCATGGTTCGATTCTCCCGACCTGCTTCTTAACAATCCTCATCACATCCGCCGCACATTGCCGGCTGGCTGCGAGGAGTTCTCGTTCTGTCTGGGAAAGAACCTCTGTGCGTTCGACCGGGTTCTGCACATTCCCGATAGCCTGTTCCTGCGCTGGTAATTGCTGCCCAAATCCTCCAAACGTAGGAGCTGCGGGTTTTCTGGCTGCAAACTCCGCGTCCATCTTCATTTCCTCTTCCGGGGTGAGGTCAGGAAGGTCGAGGTTCGGGTATTTCTGCCGGGCTTCCATCCTGCTGATGTGCCCGTTCTTGTTCGCTTCGGCAATTTCGGCGAGCGTTTGAGTATCGTTTTGGACTTCCGGTCTCGGATACTTGACTTCTGCCACATATCCCGCATATCCGTTTTCTTTGAGCCAGATATTAAGGAGTTTTTCACCTAACCCACTTTCGAGCTGGGACAGGGTGGAAACCGTGCGCTTGTTGACCATTGATGCCGCGCCGCTATCACTCCCCCCAATCGTGTTACCCTCTTTCTGCAGGAACGTAGACGGGTTGTAATATCCGTCGATCCTGCGTTTGAGATCTTTGAGCCGTTCCTCTGCGGTGGTATTCTCGGAGAGGTGCATGTCGGCAAATTCTGTTCCTTTCGGCAGAACAAAGACCGTGTCTTTCCCCCATTTCTTAGTGAACGACTCCCAGAACACTTGATTTGCTTTGGTAACGTCCGCCAATGGCGTTGCGCTTGGAGCTGCCACGCGGTTCATTTTTTGATCCATCGCGTGATCTGCGTGGTCGTATTTGGTAATGAGCGTGATTACCGGCAGGCATCCCGGTTTCCCTGCTGGTTTTGGAGTTGTGGGATCACGGACTATCAGCCATGACGGGAGCGGTTCGGTCTGCACGATCTCCGCTGCTGTGCTTCTGTCGTCCGGTTTCTGGAATACTCTTACCTTGCCGGTGAGCTTGTCAATGACAATCCCGGGCATAATGTCGTTATAAACGTCCATGAATCCCTGTGGCAAATCGCGGAACGAGTTCCATGGCAGGTTCCGGAGTTCAACCGGGCAGACTCCCGTCACTCCGTCAATAGTTCCCCATCCGGGCGACCATACCGAGCACCCGCCCAGCTCCTGATCCATGTATGCCAGAACGTGAGCGTTATAGAAATCACAGACATTTGCAATCTGCTGTGCCTCTTTGCTGAGGTCGTCGTCAATTTCTCCGTTCGGATCCTTGACAGTTACCCATGGCGTCGGGTGGTCTTCGTAGGAAGTGAACACCAGATCCTTGACGTTCTTCAAGGGTTCCGCGAGCAGCGCGTTATCGGCGTATTGGGCGATAAGCGTCGTCGTAATTGACGGCAGAACCCATTTGTTCCCGCCGCTTGCATAGATTTCGGTTCCTTCAGCTGCCTGCTTTACAACAGGGGTATTAGCTGGCTTTTCAACATTTTGGACTTGGTCTAGTTTTCGTTTGATTCTGCTTTTCATAATTTACTCCTCAATTTAGGCTCTGTTTCGTGATTTCCCCGAGGGTTTCTTCCCGGAATGGTTATCTCGTGTTGCGGGTCTCCTGCTCTGTGTCATGCCCGAATCCCCCGCTTAAGAAGATACTCTCAACAGGCGAGGTCTTGCTGTGAGTATACAGAGCGTACCTAATGGCATCCATAGCATGATCCCGAAACTTCACAGGTTCATCTAATACCTGATCTCCTTTCTTTCGATATGAATATGCTGGGATCTCTTTAAGGGTATTGATGCTACCCGGATCGATATTTAGTCTATGCCGCTTGACGTAATCAATACCGTCCTTCACGCTTTTATCTGCCGGAATTGCATTATATCCTGCCTGCCGCCACTCTTCGATCCGATCCGGTTCTGCCGAATCGCAATAATATGGAAAATCTTTATTGAGACCGAGTGCGTTTGCCCGGTCGATCATCTGGCTATTAGTAAGCTTAGATTCATATAATCTTTCACGAATAAAAGGCGCCCCGTCCCTAATGCAAATCTCGATTAAAGCTGAAGGATTGTTGAATCCGAAATCCAACCCATAAATAAGATCGTCGTTATCTGTAATCGTCGTCGGAAACAATGCAGAACAATAGTTCCGGTATATTACGTGTTCAAGAACGCCGGGTTCACCCAGACAATAGATCCGGTAAAAATTCTCATCCTGCTCTGCGAGCGTTTCAAGCTGATCACGGTATGCCTGGGGGAGAAAGGGATTGTCCCAATGGGTTGAATGGATAATTGCCGTTTTTGCTGTGTTCATTTTAATGACGTGTTTCTGCCATACCCAATGATTGATATCCACCGGGTTAAACGTCATGATCAGTTTGTTCCGATACGCGGTCTTATTTGGTCTCCGAATCGTGTTTTTCACGAAGAAAATATCTTCTTCTGTGAACTCGGTTATCTCTTCGACATAGACCACGTTATACGAAGCGCTTTTAATTTTCTGGGGGTCATCAATCGGTGTAAACCGCATTATATTCCCGTTCGGAGCTTCGATCTCTTTGTCGGTCCGGTTCAGATGATAGTCCCGCCCTTCAATATAATTAAAATCAGAAAGGATCTGCCGGATCATCCTCCATGTAGTTGCTTTCAGGGAGGGTCCGGTTTTACGGGTAACCATGAAGTGCAGATCCGAAATTGTGAAAAAATCCCTAACGAGTCGCTGGCAGGTTGTATGACTTTTCGATCCACCAGAACCCCCGTATAGGATCAGCTCTTCCATATCGGCATTTTCATCAAAGAACCTCCAGAACTTTTCTATGATTTCCGGGATGGCGTTACCTTCTGGCAGGGGGGTCCACTCCTTTTATGAGCCGGTATTCGTGGACGATTGGAGATCCGTCTTTCCCGGTGATCTCCTGATCCATCT